GCCATACATGCTTGTGCTACGTACCACATAACGTCACCCAACTCAATAATAAGATGTTCTCTGTTGTCGTCGTTCCAAGGCTTACCTTGGAAGACCATCTTTTTAACGATCTCAAGGAACTCACCAGATTCAGCAGCAAGGCCAACACCAGCAGTGAGAAGACGTTCAATATTGGCACCCTCACGATCCAACTCGCCAATACGATCAGCGAAGTCAACAAAGTTAGTTGAAGCTTCTGAAGTAACTGCTGAAACAAACTCTTCATACTTCTTGAAATTTACTGTCATGTTATATTACGAATGATGTGAATTTAGATTTACTATTAACCACTGGTTCTATTGGTTCAAACTCTTCTTTAACTTCGTTAGTTACTTCGGAGTCCTCAACATTATACAGCTTCATCTTTGCTCTGTCAATACCTACTGTAAATCTTTTAAAGTATGTAGGATCATTATATCTATTCTTCAATTGTTTAACCATAATTCTACCAGATTGTTCTAACTCTTCTGTGCTAATCAAAGCAAACATAAAGTCAGCAGTAGCAGGTAAACCAAACGATTCAGATGTATCTTCTAAACTAGGATCAGTGCTACCAAACCCTGATCTAGTAGTCTGTGTAGCAGATACTATAGGAAGATCCTGCTCTACTGCTAGACCACGTAACTCTTCTGCTATACCCTTAACATATGTGTATGAGTTAACTATAGCACCTCTATACCTAGCACTAGCACATATGTTTAGGTAATCTATGAAGATGATATCTGGTTTGAAATCCTTTTTAAGATTTAAATCAGACAAAAGACCCTTGAAATGACCAACATGAGCACTAGCAGTAGGGTATTCTTTAATAATAAGTTTACCTTGTGTCTTCCTACCTATCTCTCCTACCCTAGAGGTAAAGAGTTGTTCTGGAATAGCACCAATATCCTTGATATTTACGTTCAATAGGTTAGCATCTATCCTTTCAGCAATCTTTTCCTCTGCCATCTCCATAGTAATGTAGAGTACATTCTTTCCTTGTGAGAGACAAGCACTTGCCATGTGACACATGAACAAAGACTTACCAACACCAGTACCAGCAAGG